CATCCAAACAGACATAGCGCTCGGGATAGCGAAGCGAAAACCATTCGGGGCACGCATCATCGTGCGCGCAGTTAATGACATGGGTAATGTCATTCATTCCCGCGAAGCGTTGGGTCAGAAAGGCGCCGGGGCCGACGAGGATCCGGGTATGAAACCACGCGGGGGGCTGGGTCAAGTAATCCGGGAGGAACATCCTTCCTTTTCTCCGGGAGCGTTTCTGTAGACTAATGATCGCAGGCTGGGACGCCTCCGCCCGCAACTCCACACCATCCAGTCGTGTATCCCTGAGCCGCACGGCAGCCACAGACCGACCCGTAGCTCGGAAGCCCCGGCTGGTCGGACTTGCGCTTCAGGTTGGCCTCTTCGACGCGAAGGGCCTCCATCGCGCGTTTCGAGGTGATCGACTTCGCATAGGACTCCCATCCCGTCTTGGCAATCGTCTCCATCTGGCGCATCGTCCAGGCGTAGGAGGCACCGCTGTGTCCGTCGAAGACCATTTCTGCATTGATGGCGGCCAGCTCGATGGCAGGGCTGAACATGAAGCCATCCTTGCCGGGCGTCGTCGGCTTCTTGAGATAGTCCCACATGTCGGCCTTCGTCACGGCGTCGTAGGCGTCCTGGAGCATCATGGCCTCGTGGCTATCGAATCCAAGGGAGGTGAAGCGGTTCATGGTATAGAAAAACGGAGTCTCCGGACGAAGACAATCCGTTTTCCATGCAGCGCTATGTCAATGACGTTGTCGCGCGTGGCGAGCTCTACATCGAGTTGGTTCGCATTCAGAAGCTCATGATTCAAGCCCATCAGGTCCCGCGTCCGGATCGGGAGCTCGTTGCCCACCTCACCCAGCTCTTCAAGACCCTCCTCTTAGCCAAGCAGCTGCGAGAGGAATCCATTCACCACATTGGTGATCACAACGGCAGCCACACCCAGAACGGCAGCCCCGGTGTAGCTGACCACACCACCCCCCGTGTAGGCGTTGGGAACATACTGCAGGAGAATGTGACGGGGAGCTGAGAGGGAGATGATCACGGCTGCGAGGAAGAAAGAGAGATAGAGGCTCGCGCTCGAAGCCATCCAGCGCATGGCGGGGAGACTCGGCTTGAAGGTGGGCGCCATCGGAGCATGACCGGGCATCGGAACACTCGGCATCGGGATGACCGGGGGTGCCGACTGAGGACCCTGCGGGCTCGGAAGAAGGGCGTCAAGGGGGGTTGCGTCGTCCATTTATCTTTAGGAAGAGCTTTCGCATGTCGCATCCTCCACGCGATACCTCCAGCATTTTCCATCGGACCGCACCACCTTTCCAACGGTCTCGTGGAGAGGCATGGCGAGGGCCAGTTTCTCTCCGTAGGTTCGATGGAAGAGGATCGCTGCGAGCCCGAGGCCCATGATGAAGCTAAAGAAGGGGCTCGCCCGGTGCACGGCCTCCACGAGTCGAATCATTGTCTACTGGCGAGGAGATTCAATGACGACGGTTCATCGGGGCAGGGGACCTCGACGGCCTCGAAGCGAACACATCCGGTGTCGGTATGATAGACGCTCCGATCATGTGGGGTTGGCAAGGTCTTCGTCGTACGGGTTGGAGGGACAAATACGGTCGACAGAAGAAGTCCCACAATGAGACCCGCGGTGATCCAGCCAAGTTCGAACATTATTCCGACCCGACATAATATCGTATGAAAGCTTCGATGCCGGCGACGATGATGATAAGGACATATCCAGTCCCCGGGTACAGTGCAGCCAGAACGGCGCCCCCGATCGCAAGGGCAAGATACCCAAGCTGACGGAAATAGGCGAAGGTCGCAACAATTCCAAAGGCCCAGACGAAGGCGATCAGCGTATAGTATCCAAAGTCAACGACGCGGCGGCGGATGTATTCATAACTAAAGATGTCGATACCCTCGTCGGGTTCGAACCCATCAAAGGTGAACCGCTGACCCGCCGGGATCACCCTGCGCGTGATCGACTTGTCCGGGTTCTCGATCTCCACGCGCAGACGGGTTCCCTTGATAATGTTCGACGGGTCCCCCGACGACTCGAGCTTCAGCTGCAGGGTTTGTTGGGTATAGGTCTGTGTCCGGGCCTCGATACAGGTTTGGTCGGCAGCGCCACATTGCTGGACGGCCATGTCACGGATGGTCGTGCGCTCCTCGTCGGTGAGATCGGCTTGAGGGGATCCCTCGAAGATCGGGACGAGCTGGTTGTCCACGGGGATGTCGATCGAAGGCCCATCAATTCGATCGCGGATAATCGCGGTGATGTCTTGAATGGAGTTCTCATCCCCAAAGTACGCCTTCTTCAAGGTCGCCATTATTATGAGGCGAAGACGAGATTGCCCAACCCGGAGACGATGCGCAGGAAGTTCACCGACTCGACATAGACCCCGACCGTGTAGGTAAAGGTGAAGACGATGTTGCTACTCGTCTGGACGACGGTCGTGATCTCGTTCGGCTTGTAGTTCGAGATTTCCGCGGCCGGGATCACTGTAGGCTTCTGATTAAAGAGAGTTGAGGTCAGCACGCACACCGTCGTTGATTGAGAGGTTGTCCCAGAGACGGTCTGGGCCAGGGGAGTCTGGAGTGTCACTCGCAGGATGATCCGATTGAACATACTACCGTTGGCAGCGCCGGAGGGCTGATAGGAATCGTGATCCAGCGAAAAGGAATACTGGTAGACCCCGGGCAGACTCGTGATCTGGCCGGTCGCGTACCGGTACATCTGCTGCAGCGAGAAGAACGGCAGGGCCTTCGGCTGGATGCGTTCCTTGCCGTCGAAGAGAAGCACGCCGTCGATGATGGAATCCCGCGGGTAGATCGCAGACACTTGCTGTTGCCCCGACGAATAGAGACTCGTTCCAGTGTCCGCCGTGAGGGCGCTCCACGGGGCCCGCTTGGGGTTGGCCCAGTTCGTGTAGTTGTCCCAGTCGTTGAGAAGCGCACGGTCGGACCGAATCGAACTGAAGATGATGCGCGTCACCAAGTTGAACATCGGGATCTCGAGGTCGGTGTTGCCTCCGAACTGGCCCTCCTTGCTGACATACTTCACGGTCTTGATCATGAAGGTCTGGTCTGCACGCGCGAGCTGGTTCATCTCAACCTCGGTCAGGTAGATGTAGTTGGCCTCAATATGGAAATCGGGAACCCAGGTTGTCAAGGTCGTATTGCTGGCAGCTCCCGTGACGGTCGGCGGAGACAGGAACAGGGACATCGGATAGGCGGTCGGCTTGACCCGTTGCCCGAAGGTGGGCGACGCAGTATCCGTGTCGATGACCGTATAGAGATCCTGGAGGGCTCGGAAGGTCACGTTGATGTAGACCTCCGAGTTCTGGAGACTGGTGAGCGGGAGCGCAACACCCGGATTCTCGCAGAACCAGAAGTGAAGCGGGATGATAAGACGGCGGCCGCGGATGCTCGGCTCGGGGGTCCGCGTCTGGGGTGCAGCCGTCGGAAGGGTCGTCACTGCAATTGCATTGGGGTACTGGTTCTGACGGTCATAGGCGTTCGCGGGGTCGTACATCTCAGGGACATTCCCGGTCATCTGGTCGATGATGTCGCGCTTGTTCGCATCATGGGTCAAGTACGAATAGAGCTTCATCCATTCGCCCGTCATGCGCTGAATGAGCTGACCGTTCATGGTGATGTCCACATGGTCGATCATGTTGTAGCCCAGGTTCTTGATCCACTGGAACTCATACCCCATCGAGTTCGAGCGAGCGTCATACCCCGCGGGCGGCGTGGTCGCACCGATGTACTTGAGCGGCGACCAGACATCGGGCATTGTCAAGACGATGTAACAGTCATGGAGAAGGTTGGCAATGCGCTCCACTTTGCAGGACAGGGTCTTGGTGGTCGTGGTATTGAACTCCAGATTGGACGCCGTAAACACGAGTCGAATCTGTTCCATGGCAAAATTCGTATGGCGCCGATAGACCGCTCGGAAGTGGGTCATCGACGGATTCCCGTTGACGAGCTCGTTCTGGGCTCCGGTTCCAACCAACTGAAGGAGTCCGCCTGGCATTACTCCTTAGGGAGATTCAAACTACTGCTGGGCTACCGTGGCACGAACACCGATCGGACGGAGGGCCTGACGACTCACGATGTCCTTCGTGTTCGTCACCGTAAAGGCACCTGGGGCTCCAGTCGAGGCGTCGCAGCCTGTGCACCAGTTCGAAAACGAAGCCGTTCCCGGAACCCCCTTCCAGGCCGAGACCGTCGGGAGAATGAACCGCTGGGCGACCGTCGCATTGTTCGCGAGGGTGCTCAGGAAGACCGCATTCGTCTTGTCCTTCTGTTCGGGAGGTGTCGAGTAGAAGGTCTTTGCAATGAGCTGACGTTTCCGCATCGTCAGGTAATCCTGGGCCGAGTTGACCTGCATTTGTGGTTTACGCGAGAGAATCGTCTCTCCCACAAGATGAAGGTTGTTCTTGTGAGCACACACATTGATCAGACGACGGGCTACTCGAAGGTCGCGTCCGCACTGATCAAGCAGCTTGCGGCCCTTACCCCCACCGTCAAGACCTACCACTTTGGATTTCAGCGGCACCCCGCACGGGCAAGTCTTCGCAAGTACCCCGACGGAGTGAAATCCTACGATGCCGCGGCCAACGAGGATCCGAAGGAGGAAGGGTTCGGTTTCAACAAAATCCTCGACTATCTCGAGACGGTGGAACCCAATCTTGTCATGATCTACAATGATCCTGTGACGATCTACCGGTTCCTAGAGGCGATGAAACACGAGAAGGGCAAGGCCCCGTACAAGCTCTGGCTCTATGTCGATCAGGTCTACGAGGGAGTTGCACAGCCGATCATGGATTCGTTGTTCGCACACGCAGATCGTCTGTATGCCTTCAGCTCGAAGTGGAAGGCAACGCTTGACACCTACGGGAAGGGAGACATTCGGGTTCTCGAGCACGCAGTTGACCCGACAGTCTTTACGAGCATGAGCCCTCAGGCACGAACTGCGATTCGTCAGTCAATGAAGCTCTCCGATGACGCGATTGTTCTCTTCAACGCGAACCGGAATAGTCAGCGCAAGCGCTTGGATCTGACGATTCAGGGGTTTGTGCGCGCTCTGAAGACGGGAGCGAATCTCGTGCTCATCCTCGCCACCGGTCTTGATCCCCAGCGCGGAGCCTTCTATGATGTGCAGCGCATCTTCCTCGAGGAGGCGAAGGAAGCCGGACTTGATCCAGCGAGTCTCGCAAATCGGTTCCTGCTCATCGATACGGCAAACGAATCGGCCGTCCTGGATGATGCAGCCATCAATCAGCTCTACAACGCCTCCGATCTGGGAATCAACACTTCGGATGGCGAGGGCTACGGACTCTGTCAGCTGGAGCATCTCTATACGGGCGCGCCACAGGTTGTGACCGACATCGGGACCTATCGCACCTTCCTACCGGAATCTGCGGCCTCCTATGTGCCTCCCGCCTTCCGCGCCTATTTCCCCGGGGGAATGCCCCACGGAGGCTGGTATCCGCTGTTCCACCCGGATGCGGTTGCCCGTGCGATCCTCGATGCGGTGTCTCGTCTTCCCGAGATGCGGAAGGCGACCTCTGCTCTGACTTTCAAGAGCTGGGCGACGGTGTGCGACCGTTGGCTCGAGGACATCCTTACGCTAGCCGGAGGTCGGGAAGCCACCTCAATTGTCCAGGTGCCGACAACACCCCCATCCGCATAAGGCGCTGGTTGTCGTCGAACGCCGGCCCATCAAAGACTTCCTTCGTATCCGGATCCACGAGGAAGACCATCTGTTTGATGAGGACCTTCTGGAGACGACGCTTCCGGCGCTGCATGTTCCGCAGGTAGCTCGTATCGAGATCGTCCTGCTTGAGGTTTGGGCGATAGGCAAGGTCTTCCCCCGTGACGCCGCTATCAAAGCGCATACAGACGGGCACCGG